CATATAATCAATTTATCGTAGAATAGTTGGTTCGTAAGTATTTTTATACTATATTAGTAAAAAAGGTTATAGAAAGTGTTTTATATTTCAGAATCAGATAATCAATTAAGTAGACTAGAAGCATTAGGTAGATTAGGAGCATTTGTTTATATCATACCTTCTAATTTCGATTATCACCCTAAACTTAATAAAACAGTTGCAGTATATATACGACCGTTAAAAAGTAAACACGGATTTATAATTCCTATCGATCATCCTGAAGGATTAAATATAGAAAAAAACCGTGTCTATGAGATATTATCTAATTTTAATAAGATTTATACTGTAGATAAGAAAGAATTGCTCTATTACTTTAATTTACAGCAATCTATTGATGTATCACTATTACATTCAATGGTAAAATATGAAAAATTAGAATATTCAAATAACAATTCATTAATAAATTACTATAACAATAAACATAATAATTTTACCGAAATAAATAAGTTAATTTCAATAAGTAAATTATATGAATTATGTGAAAAAATTTATAACCAAGTAGAAAAAAGTATACATTTAGAACTGCCAGAAGGATTTGATTTTTATAACTCACTATCTACAAATGTTTTCTATTTATTAGAACAATCAGGACTGGGAATTTACTACGAAAATTTTAACGAATTATTTAAACCACGTAATCCTTTATATAATTGTATAGATAATAAAGTTTTAACTTATTACAACTTATATAATATTACTTCAAGACCTACAAATTCGTTCAATAGCGTTAATTTTGCAGCTATTCCACATACTGACGTACATAGACAAACATTTAGACCTCAAAACGATTATTTTGTTGAATTTGATTTCGATGGCTATCATTTAAGGCTACTATGTGAACAAATAAATTACGAATTAACACAAGAATCAGCACATAAACAGTTAGCTAAACTGTATTTTGAAAAAGACCATATTACAGATGAAGAATATACACAAGCAAAACAAATTAACTTTCATGCAATTTATGGAAAGATACCCGAAAAATGGGCTTTCCTTGATATCTTTGAAAAAATTGATAGCTTTATCAAAGACCTTTGGTCAAAATATGAAACTGACGGAAAAATCTTGGCTCCTATTAGTGGAAAACCTTTCACTAGAAAATTAAAAGATATGAATCCTCAGAAGTTAATGAATTATGTTATGCAATCGTTGGAAACGTCACGAAATGTTCTTATATTAAAAGAAGTACTTAGGTATCTTAAAGATAAACAAACAAAAGTAGTACTTTATACTTATGATGCATTACTTTTTGATTTTTCAAAAAAAGACGGAAAAGAAACATTAGAACAACTAAAAAATATATTAGAAGAAGGGAAAAAGTATCCTGTCAAATTCAAATATTCAAATAATTTAGTTTTATGATAGAATTTAATATTTATATAAAATGGTAAGCGTTGCGGAAAGTCTGTTCGACTATGATTTACAGACTAATTTTTTAAATGAAGATATGAGTAATAAATTATTCTGTACTTTCGCTACAGAAGAGTCTTTGGATAATGTTCTTTCTCAAATAAAAGAACGCTACAATATTATATATAATAAAATTTTTGTTCTTTATTCTAAAAGTCAAGATGAATATATATGTACCTATAATGTCGATTTCGGCAATGTAGGAGCTTTTTTAGAGAATACTATACTAGTACATAGAAAGAAAGAATCCAATACTCTTTATACTATCAACGCCCTTAACACTTTAATTAAGGAATTAAACGAAGGTGTTCTTGATACTTCGTATAAGGTCAACTGGAACGATTATAAAAATTGTATTCTACTCACTAAAGGTCCTGATCTTAAAAGAATAAACACAAAACTTTACAAAATTTTAGAGATATAGTTGGAAAATAAAAATTTATTTTCTATATTATATTAAACGTTATAATAAAAATTAGTTATACTATGGATTTAAATGCAATTAAGGCAAAATTAAGCGCCTTGAACAACAGCGGTCAGTCACAAGAAAAAACTGACTATTCAAAAATTTTCTGGAGACCTGAATTAGGTAAGCAGACAGTAAGAATTGTTCCTTCTGCGTATGATCCAACTTTTCCTTTCAAAGAGTTAAAGTTCCATTACGGTGTTGGGAAGTATCCAATGGTTGCTCTGTCAAACTTTGGTAAACAAGACCCAGTCGAAGAGTTCGTAAAGGAACTTAAAAAAACTTCTGATAAGGATAATTGGTCATTAGCAGGGAAACTAAACCCTAAAACTAGAATCTTTGCTCCTGTAGTAGTAAGAGGAGAAGAAGACAAAGGAGTTAGATTATGGGGATTCGGTATCACTATCTATAAAGCTCTTTTAGCATTAGCTGAAGATGAAGACATTGGAGATTTTACTGATGTTATTAATGGATGGGATATGGTTGTAGAACAGAGACAAGGTAACCCTTATCCTGAAACTACAGTAAGAATTAAACCTAAACAAACACCTTTATCAGATAATAATGATTTAGTTGATACATGGTTAAAGGAACAACCTAACCCGGTAGAAGTACATACACAGTATGATTACGACTTTATCAAGAAACAACTTCAAAATTATTTGAACCCAGGATCAGCAGAGGAAGAAACTCCAACAGCAGGTTCTGAATCAAATACGCCAGAAAGCTCAGGAAGTCCTCAAAAGACTGACTTTACTTTGGAAACAGCTACTGCTGGCAACAAAGACACAGTTAGTAAGTTTGATGATTTATTTAATGAGTAATGGCAAAAAAGAAAGAAGTACAAGAAAGAGCGACTGCTGCAGTACGTAAGTCGTTCAATTTAAGCAATTTTAAGAAGAAAAAAGGATTTTCCAATGCCTCTGTAAAATTTAAAGAGCAGGGGTGGATACCTTTATCTAAAGCGTTTCAAGATATTACTTCCCTTCCCGGTATACCTACCGGGCATATTACTTTGTTGAGAGGACATAGTGATACGGGCAAAACAACTGCCCTGATAGAAGCTGCGGTGAGTGCCCAAAAAATGGGCATTCTCCCAGTCTTTATTATTACTGAGATGAAGTGGTCTTGGGAACATGCTAAGGAAATGGGTCTTCAAGTAGAAGAAGTTACCGATAATGACGGTAATGTATTAGACTACGAAGGTCATTTTTTATATGCAGATAGAGGTTCGTTGAATACTATAGAAGATGTAGCAGTATATATGGCTGATCTTATGGATGAGCAAGCAAAAGGTAATTTACCGTTTGACTTATGCTTCTTATGGGATTCTATAGGTTCAGTACCTTGTGATTTATCAGTACGTTCTAATAAGAATAATAATGAATGGAATGCAGGTGCTATGTCAACACAGTTTGGTAATAATCTTAACCAGAAAATTCTTTTATCTAGGAAAGAAAACTCCCCTTATACTAATACTTTAGTAGCCATTAATAAGGTTTGGACAATGAAACCTGAATCACCTATGGGTATGCCTAAATTACAAAATAAAGGAGGTATGTCTATGTGGTATGATTCTACTTTAGTAGTAACTTTTGGAAATATTACTAATCCTGGTACATCTAAGATTAAAGCTATCAAAGATGGTTTACAGGTAGAATTTGCAAAAAGAACTAACGTTCAAATCGAAAAGAACCATATCGGAGGAGTCCAATCTAGAGGAAGAGTTGTAATGACAGCTCATGGTTTTATACCAGATGATAAACGTGCAATCGATAAATATAAAAACGAGCACAAAGATCACTGGCTCAAGCTAGTAGGTAGTTTAGATTTTGATTTAATTGAAGAAGGAGATTTAAATGAAGATCCTATAACTCCTAACCTTCTTGACTAGTGGCTTACGATAATATTCTAAAGAATTTAAAGCAGACCCCACCCCCAGAGCTAAATGATCACATTTTAGTGATCGATGCTATGAATATGTTAATTCGTAGCTTTTCCCTGCTCAAAGCAATGAGTCCAACAGGTCACCATATAGGAGGCCTGGTTGGCTTTTTGCGATCACTAGGGTATGTTACTAGGATTTTTGAACCTACAAGAGTTATAATAGTATGGGACGGTAAAGGAGGTTCTGGTAATCGTCAAAATATTAATCCTGACTATAAAGCTCATAGAGCTAATACTAGAATTACACATTGGGGTCTTTACGATACTAAAAAGGAAGAAACAGAAGCATTAGTAGGTCAATTACTTAGAACTAAAGACTACTTACAATGCCTTCCAGTTCATCAAATTATGATGGAAAAATTAGAGGCTGATGATATTATAGCATATCTTGCTCAAGAAGCTTCTAAGAATAAGAAAAAAATGACCATTATTTCATCTGATAAAGATTTTTTGCAAATGGTCGATAGTTATATTTCGGTTTACGCTCCAGTTAAAAAGAAAACATTTACAAAAGAAAATATTAAAGAAGAAATAAAAGTTCTTCCAGAAAATTATAATATAGTAAAAGCATTATTAGGAGATAATTCTGATGGGTTAAAAGGAGTAAAAGGATTAGGAATTAAAACTATAATGTCTGAGTTTCCTGATTTAATTACTAAACCTAATTTAAAATTACAGTATATATTTGATATCTGTGATAAAAATTTAGAAAGAAAAAAAATATTTGCTAAAATTATTCACGAATGGGATAAAGTAGAAACAAATTATACTTTAATGAATTTACATGAAAGTGTGTTGGATAATAGCGAAAAAAATACTATATTAGAAATAATAAAAGAAGATATACCTGACCTACAGACCGGTGCTTTTTTACACCTTTTAGATTCAGATAAGATAGAAGGTATTACAAAAAATACGGAAGGTTGGTTAGAAAACTTTAGGGGTTTAACGGTTTTTAAAAAATAGGTTATGACATTAAAAAGTCTACAGCAATACGGTAAAGGATTTCAATTAAAAGTATTAGGTTCTTTATTAACAGATAAAAAATTCTTATTAAACGTCAGAGACGTTTTATATCCTGAATATTGGGATGCAGATTCTCATAAATGGATTATAACACAAATCACAGATTACTTCGATAAGTTTCATACTAATGTAACTATGGATGTTTTAAAAGTAGAACTACAAAAAGTAGAAAACGAAGTACTACAGGTAGCATTAAAAGAAGAGTTAAGAAATTCTTACCAAGCATCTCAAGACGATTTAGAATATGTACAGGAAGAATTTACAAACTTTTGCAGAAATCAGGAAATGAAAAATGCTATATTAAACTCAGCAGATTTACTCAAAGAAGGCAATTTTGACGGTATAAGAAATTTAGTTGAAAAAGCTATCAAAGCTGGTTTAGATAAAAATATCGGACATGAATATAATAAAGATGTAGAAACTAGATATAGAGTAGATTATAGACCTACTATACCTTCACCTTGGCCTATACTTAATGATGGAATACAAGGAGGATTCGGTCCTGGAGATTTAGGAATTATATTTGGTAG